AAGCATGATCCCGCATGTCCCTTGCCTTCCGACCGTGCGTGTTACACGCACAGTAGGAAGAAGGGAGGAGTCGCAAAAGCAATACGCGACATTTTGGATATGGAAGACATAAAAGAGGCGAAACGAACGGAGACCTTCAGTTTTGATAAGCTAGTTAAGCGCTTTTCCTATACTGAAGAGGAACTCGACAAATTTGTTGAGAACCAAAACAACGACAGGCCCTTCCAAGTTAGAGGAAGGTGGTACCTAGTCGATAAGGACTTCGTTAAGAATAACCTCGGAAACCTACTTGACGACCTTCTTGGAGTCGGAAGTCAATGGGGCCGTGGAAACGCACCACCGATCATGAATTATGATACGGGTTATTCAACACAGGTGTCGTTCTACGATGTCAACCATCTTGACGTGCTTGGTGACAGGTTGTCGCTGACCGGTCTCGGGTTAAAACTAATCCGAGAACGTACAGCCCGAACCGTGGCACGATGGGCACTTGGCAACGTTACAGAGGGAGTAGCCGAGCAAGTCCTGAAACCTATTGGTTTACAAGAAGCGGGCGGCAAAGTCCGTGTAGCGTCCTTACATGGCGCGCGAGCAGTCCATTGCTCGAGGGTGATCACCAAACGGTGGGTTCCCCTCTTGAAGAAGGTCTGTGTGACGCGAGACATGCTAACGGATCAACCAATCGTCCTTACGAATAAGAACTGGGAAGAAACGCGCTTGTTCTCGGCCGACCTATCAGCCGCGACTGACTGGATCCCTCACCAGGTGGCACAGCATGTATGGAAGGAGCTGTGCACCCTTGCAGGTGAGGTTGAAGCAGTCTATCGCGCCGGAGAGGCCTTGCTAGGACCACAATCCCTAGACGGGAAAATGACGAAGCGTGGAATTCACATGGGCCTTGGCCTTTCATGGACTATTCTATCTCTTATCAACGCCTGGGCCGCGTGGGCGGCAGGCGCGTCAAAAGAAGACCATCAAGTATGTGGCGATGACTTGATTGGCCTCTGGACGAGGAAGGTCTCGGAACGATACACCGCGAACCTACAAAGTGTAGGGCTCAAGGTGAACGTATCGAAATCATTCGCGGGTCCAAGAGGTGTCTTCTGCGAACGTTTGGTGGAAATTACAGAACCGGGCACAGCGAAGGGAAAGATGTTTCTGACCCTAGCGGAGGCTACAGGAGCCAAAAGCCGGTGGAACGGTCGAAAAGAGGCACTGGGTGTCCTGGAACACCTAGGCCGTCAGATTCGTACCAATGGAAAAGACCATCTTCACACACTAGCTCGCGAGACAATTGCGAGACTCCGTGTACATAAATGTCCTTCAGGACCCGTCAAAATAGGAGGGTCCGGCGAAGGCACTCCGTCAATACAGTTATTGGCTGGTACTCTCCTTCAAGGAGGAAAGGCACCAAGACCACCGCGCAAGCTCCGCATCGATGAAAATCGAGCGGGTCTTTTAGCGAGCGCGAGTAAAACACCTATGAAAGGTGGCCAAGAACTGAATGACGCACTCCGAGACGTAGACTACCACGACACCGCACAGTGGCGGATAAGTGGTACTACGCTCCCGGAGTCCCCAGTTCTGCAATACCGAGATCAGAGGCGCGAAGGAAAGAGGCGCATGAAACTCGGTAAAGCAGCACTAGAAAGTAACACGTTTAGCGAGATACTGAGGAGCAGTCAGATGTCCAAAAGGTCCAAAAGGGCCATTCGGAGCATCATCATGCGTGACCCTCATCTTAGCAAGCCAAAAACGAGAAGGCGAGTAGGACGGTTGTGTACGCCAGTGGCAAT